CACATGATCGAAGAGTACATGCAGTCAAAAGGATGGCACCCACCATGGAAACCCTGACTCTACAACATCTCACCGCAGCGGGCGTCAAGCCGCTGACCGCTGCGCAATGGGTCGAGCCGCTGAACGCGGCTTTTTTACGTTTCGAGATCAACACCAAAGACCGCATCGCGTTCTTCCTCGCACAGGCGCTGCATGAGTCAGCGGGCTTCACGAAGCTGGAGGAGGATTTGCGGTACCGTGCTGATCGCGCGTATGCAGTCTTCGGCAAGAGGTTTGACAGCATTGAGGATGCAGCCGAGGTGGTTCGACGTGGGCCCCGTGCACTAGCCAATCGTGTATACGCGAACAAAGGTGGCAACGGTAGCGAGGCATCGGGCGACGGCTGGAAGTACCGCGGTCGTGGTCCGTTCCAGTTGACACTGCGCGACAACTACCTCGACGCCATGATGGTGCTCAACCGGGACTACATCGAGAATCCTGACCTCGTCGCAGAGCCCCCGGACGGCGCACTGACTGCTGCGCACTACTACGCGAAGGTGCATGGCAACACGTTCGCGGACAGTGACAACTTCGCCGGCCTCACGAAGGCCGTAAACCGGGCAATGCTGGGCTACGAGGACCGGCTGCGCCGGTATGCACAGCTTCGCATCATTCTCGCCATCTAGGAGGTTCTATGGCATTTGATCTGAAAACCGCAATCGCCAGTGTCGCACCCACGCTCGCAACGATGCTACTAGGACCACTGGCCGGTACCGCAACGGCCGCACTGTGCGAGGTGTTTGGTCTGGAGCCTGGAGCAACACCCGAGCAGGTCGCGCAGGCAGCGCAGACCAAGATGACGCCGGAGGTGGTCGCGGCGCTGCGCGTGGCTGACCTGAAGCACGCGGAGGTCATGGGGCAGCAAGACATCGACCTCGAGAAGCTGAACAAGGACTTCGATCTGGCTTCGGAGACTGTTGCAGCCGGTGACCGTGACAGCGCACGCAAGCGTGAAGCGGTGGTCGGTGACGGCACGACTCGCAACCTGGCCTACTTGATCGTTGGCGCCGGCATCGCGATGATCGCCGCGACTCTCGCCGGCTTCACCAAAGCGGAGTCGGTGCTCGCCGGCACACTCATCGGCTACGCAGTCGGAGAGATGAAGGCCGTGACGCAGTACTACTTCGGCACCAGCTCCAGCAGCCGCCAGAAAGACGACCGCATCGAGAAGTTGTCCAACGACAAGAAGATCTAGACCCGGATCGTCGGTGCGCCCTTCTGGACGGGGTTGTCGTCGCAGTGGTAGAACTGCTTCACCAGCTCCTCGCTGCCCCGTCCAGACTTCTTGTCATACAGGCGCTGATACGCCAGTTCAGGCATCGGCGCGTTATGGCGGCCCTTCGCAGGCATCCACTTCTCCACCGGCAAGTTGCCATGCTCCACGCGGAGCTCCTGCAGGCGCTTGATGTAGGTGTCGAGATCAGTCACTTCGTTCTCCTTGGGGTCTTCAAACATGAAAGTCCTCACAGCGCGCTGGTTGGAATGAATGTTGCCCACGACGACCTCCTTGGCTCACATCGAGTGGTGTTCGACGTACCGCTGTGCCCTGGCACTCAGCACCAGCGGGTTGAAGTAGCCAACCATGTGCGGCTTCTTCAGGCCACACCAGATCACGCTCTCGCTGGTGTGCTGGTCTAGGAAGTACTGAGACTTGATGTTCACGAGATCGTCGTCCATGCTGCGATGCACGCAAGCCGACCACGCCGCACCGTTCCAGTACCGCAGATGTTGCGAGGCACTCGGGTCAGGAGTGCCTTCCATACGCACACGGTACCAGCCGAGGTAGTCCGGCGGATCGTCACGTGTGAGCTTCCAGCCCGTGACACCGAGGAACTCCTCGATGTAGGTCGTGGGCTTCGGGTGGCCGAGGAAGGCGCTCACGTCGAGCGCTGCGTTCATGTGCTGCTGCGCCCGCGTGATGTCCTGATCGGTGACGTACTGTTTGTTAAGTTCCATGACTGGCTCTTGGTAGGGTGACGCTCAATCTATACCTGCGGAAAGCCTTCTTTGAAGAAGCTGCCCTTGTCACCCTTGATGACGCCACAGGCACCATCAAACTTGTTGTAGCCCAACGTGTGATGGTCGACCACCCAGATCTGACGACCTTCGGCGTGCGCCCGCTCGTGCAGCGAGTCCAGCAGATCCTTGACACCCTGCTCTGACATGCCGGTGGTGGGCTCGTCCCACACCTCCAGGTTCAGCTCCGTGCCCGTATGTGCGCGCACCAGGTTCGCGAACCCTGCTTGACCTGACACGATGAGTCGCTGAGTCTCGCCACCGCTCCAGGCCTTCCAGGGCACCGGCTTCTTGTTGTGCGGGGAGTAGACCATGATGCTGAAACCGCGTGTGATGCTCCCGCCTTTGGACTCGCGGTCAATGCCGAACGTCAGCTCCCAGTCCACGAGACCATTTGCCACCACCTGGTTGTTCACCTCGATGGAGAGCTGGTCGAGCGCATCCTGGATCTGCGCCAGTCGAATCTCCTTGAAGCCCCTAACCCAGGCAGTCGCTGCCGAAAACGCCGTCTCGGCCTGGTTTAGCGCCTTCGCGACGTGTTTGTGGTCCGCTTCGAGGTTGAGGATCGTGGTACGCAGCTCATCGCGCACTCGTTTGTGCGGGTTGAGCTTGTTCTTCCACTCCGCCTCTTCTCGGTCTAAGCGATCCCACGCTGCGCTGTGCTCTGCCTTGAACCGTTGTGCTGCTTTCACCGCGTCTTCTGCTGCGTCGAGCTCGTCCTCGGCCTTGAACAACTTCTGCCGGTGTTTCTGTAGGTTGTCGGCCGCGAGCTCCACCGCAGCGTCAATGCCCGAAACTCGAACCTCGAGCTCTTGCACAAGGCTGCTGAGGCGCGTCACTTCTTCGTGACAGTGCCCACGCAATGAAAGACCCCCGCCGCCTTCCATGCTTTGGTAGCAGACCGGGCATTTCTTCCATTTAGCGGCCTCCGCTTGACCTGTGCGTGTACGGTCGAGTTCCGACCGCAACGCTTTCAGCTCCGCTCCGACCTCTGTGCGATCCCGCAACCATGCGTCGCGACCACGCTCTACGATTTCGAGGTTCTCCTTTGCTTGCCGCCATGCTGCGCGAGCTCCTTCAGCCTTCTCGCCTGCCCACTTCAGCTCACGGTCAGGATCAACCGTCGCGCTGCTGAGTTCATACATCTGGTCCTCAATGCGATTGAGCGCCGCAGTACGGTCGTCCTCGAAGCGGTTGAACTCTTCGTCAACGTTCACTTCACGCGCAGCACTGAGACGCCCACTGATGGTCGAGACGTCACGCTCCAGCTTGCGTACTTCCATGTCCTCAGTGCGCGCCCGTGCCGATGCACGTTCGCTGTACTTGATCCAGCGGTCAAGGCCCATCACGTCGCTGAACAGCGTAGTCTGTGCATCGTGCTTCAGCTCCATGAAGAGCTCACTGCCCTGAGGCATCACGATGGTCTGCGTGAACGCAGCGAAGTCAAGGCGCAGCGCATCCATGACTGGGTTGGCTGTGGCTTTGTCCAGATCGACGACTGTGGCGTTGCCCGTCCACTCACCTTCATAGACGTCACTGCACTCGTAAGTGAAGCTGTTCGGTGACCATGTGCGAGTCACACGGCATGGAGCTCCATTGGAGTCGAGGTAGATGAACTGAACCTTAGTGCCCTTGCCGACACCCCAGTTCGCGACGTCACTGGCTTTGAGTCCCTTCGTGTTGCGACCGTGGAACAACCAGCAGAACGCGTTCCACACTGTGCTCTTGCCTGCGCCGTTCGCCTGCAGACGTGGCTCAGTCTGGTTGCGTCCCCACATGAAGTAGAGTCCAGGCTTCGTTGGGAAGTGGAACAGCTGAGGCTTCGTAAAGGAGCCGTAGTTCTCGATGATGAGTACCAGCGGTGTCATACACCCTCCACGATCTGGTACCCGATGTCGAGTGCGTCGGCACCCAGCTCCTGATGCTCAACGTAGCGCAGCACTGCGTCCCCGCTGTTGACACTGCGCGCTGCAACGTCCAGTGACTTGATGCGCCTGCGCTCTGTGGCTGCAATCAGCTCTACTCCAGCGACTACCACACCCTGGTCGGCAAGCCATCCAGTAGCCTCGCGACGAATGCGCTGCCAGTCGAAGTGTTCTTCCCGCGTCAGCTTCATGCGCAGCTTGACTTGGTCCTTGGCGCGCAGCTTGAGACGTTTCAGCTCACGCAATGACTCGACAGTCAACGTCATGCGTGCAATGGTGGCGAATTCGAGGTCCTCCTGGCGACCACGACGGTCAAGCAAGATGATCCGCGGTTCGTACTTGTCGCCGAAGTGCACGTGATAGGGACTGCCGATGTACTCCAGCGGTCCGCAGAGCTGAGGCACATGGATGTCACCGCTGAAGACCTTATGTGCGTTCAGCTCCGGCACTTCCTCACCCTCCATCGCTGTTCCGCTGCTGGCGATTGCGCCCTTGAGCGTCTGGTGCATGAACAGGTACTGGTAGTGCGAGAAGTCCATACCAGCCCAGTCCCGAGCTGGGTGCTTGGTGTGGGGGAGGAAGAACGTTGGAGGTCCATCCACGTCGTGATCCTCCTGCGGCTTCCAGATGTACGAGATGCCCGGAATGTGATTGAGGAAGCGCAGGTAAGGTTGGTCCCCGATGAGGTAATCGTGATTGCCCATGAGGACGTAAACATGCTCGACGGTGTCACGGAGTCGTACGAGGCAGTCAGTGACCCGGTTGACCAGCGTGGCGCTGTGGTAGTCTTTTGCATCGAGCACATCACCGCTGATCACGATGGACTTGACGTCCTCAGACCTTGAAGTGTCGACGAGCCACGGGAACACGTCCCAGCGGTAGTCGTCGCGTGGGTTCGCAGTTAGGTGTAGGTCGGCTGTGAGCAGGGCGGGCAGCTTCATGTTGATCTCTGATGTAGTAGAGGAGGCAGATGGCGTCCGCCTCGTTGTCGTCCTTGGGCTTGACCGACCCACCGGTGAGGCGCACAGCAGCGGCAATCATCTCCGGCTTGCCTGCATTCCCTTTCTTGGCAGCGAACTTCTTGATGGTGCCGACCGGGATGCCTTCATACGGGATGCTGTTTTCCTCGCACCACGTAGTCACAGTCGCGAGGAAGCCGCCGTACACGTGCCCGGCGGCGATAGAGGCTGCTCGCTGCATGACCTCCTCAAAGAACAGGTGAGTGAAGCCTGTAAGCTTCAGCATCTCATCGAGCCAGCGCCGCATCTTGAGGAAGCGCATACCACCGCCCTCGTAGCGAGCATTGGCGGCAAAGCTCTGAGTGCCTGAGGCGAGGCCAACCCCGCTATTCACTGCCCACCCGGAGGTGGTGCCGAGGTCAAGGCATAGTGGTTTCACGTGCAACCTTCCAGTCAGGTGTCCCATAGGCCGCGACTTGATGGATTTCCACCTCGGCGTGCGTGAGCACTGCTTGATGCAACCTTTCGAGTTGTCCGCGCCTCACCCAACGCGTCACCGTGCGCTTCAGGGTGGGCGCCTGAGCTGTGATGAGGATCAGATCCTCGGGGTGCTTCGGCTGTATGACGTCCATTTGGTACCTCCGTACAGACCCAGGTGACGTCTTCAGGACGACCGACCATCGCTGGGCCATGGTTGTGAATGTAGGGGCCTTGTGCCACGAGCAGCGCGACCGCTTCCGCGATGTCCTCACGTGCCACGATGGTGACAGTGCAGCCAAGCACCTCGCAGGTGATGCGAGTAGCAGTGTGGAAGGGGCCGCGCATGTTCATGATCAGTACTTCGTTGCCTTGGGGAGCAGTTCAGTCTCAATGACCGACCATTCCTCCTTGACGATCTTCGTGAGCGCAGCTCGCATATCGCGTGCAGCTTGACCGCCACCATTACGCAGGTCTGCAAGGACGACTTTGTAGTCCCGGAGGGTTGTGTCCTCCTTGACCTTGCTGACCGCTTCTACCTTGGTTTTCGCGCGTGCGCTGGCGCCTTTTTTCATGCCCAGCTCCGCGAGACGCTTCTCCCGGCCGACACTGCACAGCCAGTCCGCACTCGCCATCATGTCGTCGATGCCGTAGCCGAACATCACGGTGTAGCGAGCTTTGCGGAATGCAGGGCCTACTTTGTTCTTCTTGACGTTGAGCTCCACCTCGATGCCGATGACCCGCTCCTCACCGCGAATGGTGCGCTTGATCTTCCCGATCTCGACGATCCAAATGATGTGCGTGCAGTAGAAGTCAAGTGCCCGACCGCCGCTGCGCGTCTTCGTCTCGCCGAAGGTGACGTTCAGCTTGTCGCGGATCTGGCTGACCACGATCATCGAGACGCCAGCCTGCTCCATGCGCCTGACCAGCCTGCGGAACATCTCGCCGATCTTCTTGGGCTTGGTGCCACCGTAAGAGGCATCGCCGATCTCGCGCCCCATCTCGGCCTCGTCGCTGAGTGCGTCCAGCGAGTCGATGATATACAGGCCTGGAGTGCCGTCCTTTTCGCACAACTCGATGTAGGCCTCGAGGTTGGCGTGCATGTCCTCGACCGTCTCGGTCGGCTTGCCCGGCTCATTGAAGATAATGCTCTCAATGGGCGTGCCCAGCGCCGCTGCATACTCCTGGTCGAACGCCGCTTCCGACTCGTCATACCGAGCCTTGATCTTCGGGAACTTCTTCTTGTGCTTGAGGACGAAGTTGGTGGCGGCCTCCATCGCGAGCAGTGTCTTGCCCGCGCTACGGTCGCCCACGATGTTGACCACTCGACCACCGGCGTACCCACCACCCAGCGCACAGTCGATGACCGCTGCCCCGCTGCTGATGAAGTCGATGTTCGTCTTGTTGTCCCCGGATGCGAAGTATGAAGCAGAAGCGGGAGCCGAAGCCCCCGCTGCCACTACAGCTACCGCAGCCGCGACGGACGTGATTGCCCTACGCGTTGCCATGTGTGCTCCTTAGCGCCGACGCATACGCGACATACGGTCGTCGGTGTCGACTTCTTCTTCGAGGTCGAGCTCTTTGCAGATGTCTGCGCGGAGGTCTTCGTCGTTGTCGTAGTCGTTCGGCTTCAGCTTGAGGTCGTGCTCTTTGACGATCTCGTCCAGAGCCTCGCCTTCAGCCTTTTGAACCTCGGCCCATGTAGGCAGCGCTGGCCCACGTCGCCCACGACCATCATCGCGATCACGATCAGAGCCACGGTCGCTGCCACGAGCCCCGCGGCTATCACGATCACTGTCACCACGGCTGCTGCCACGATCCCCACGATCATCACGATCGCGGCTGGAACGATCGTCGCGGCCGCTATCACGACCACGGGAATCACGATCACCACCACGATCGCTACCTTCAGCAGCTCTGCGAGAGCCACCGCCAAATACCTTCGCAATGTGTTCATAGTCGTGGAAGACGAGGATTTCGGGGAGGGGGTTGTCGACGACGAAGTCGAGCCACTCGGCCTTGCCCAGCGGAGAGGACCGGCGTGCGATGGCGATGCCCTCGTACTTCGTGTTCACACCCTTACCGCGCTTGTCGAACTCGACGTCGTAGCCTTCTTCGGGATCGTCGATGGCAAGGATCTCGCGGGACTTGCGGTCGACGCTCACCTTCGTGATGCCCGTGTCGATCGTCCAGGGTGACGCCCAGGCGATGACGCCGTCCGCTTCGTTCTTGCGGTCGATCATGTAGAACAGGCCGCGTTTGGTAGGCTTGAGGCTGTTGATGTACTCCTCGTCCTCACCGGCCTTCTGCGCATCGTTGCGGGCCTCGCAGATGCGGCAGGGACCCTTACCGTGCTTCTCGGAGCAGAGGTAGGCCTGCTCGTCCGGGCCGATGCCGTAGTGGACGTTCAGCTCGATGCCGTAGTGCTCGGGCTTGTCCCAGGTCGGCGGCAAGATGCGGATCGTGTTCTCGCCGTCGTGGGGCTTGTAGGTCTTGATGTCGTCCCGCAGGAACGAGTCGAAGTCCTTGCTGCCCTGGTTGGCGCGCTTCTCGGTCTGCTCGTAAGTGCGTCGTGCGTAGCTGAAGCCACTTCGGCCCGAATCACGCGAGCTGCGCCCTTCGTCACGACCACCACGATCCCGGCCGCTGTCACGGCTGCTGCGACTGTCGTCGCGTCCCGAGTCGCGGCCGCTATCACGACCACCACGGTCACCACCGCTATCGCGGCTGCCCCGATCCCGGTCACGGCTTCCGCGGTCGTCATCGCGTGTGCTGCGTCGTTCCATTTTCATTCCTTCTTCAGTTGGTAGTAAAGGTGCGGCGCTTGTTGCGCTGCTCCAGGCGGATGTGCTTGATGTCTGCGTCACGGTCGCGGGGTGTTCCCGAGACGGAGGTCAGGCTGAAGTACTCAGAGCTATACAGGTCCCCGAGGCCTCTTATCGACCAGCCACGCTGCTGCCAGGCTTCGTACAGCTTCTGCCAGTCCTGCGCCTGAACTTGCAGAGTGAGCCAGATGTCGTGCGCTTTCTCGCGCTGACGGTGCGTGTGCACTTGCGCGTTCGCCACGTCGTTGGCAATCTTGTCACCACTGTTCTTGATCTCCAGGAACAGGTGCGCCTCGACCGTGGCAAGATCGTCCTTCGCTCGAATGACAGCCGCGTTGGCGAGGTTCAGCTCACGGCCGATCTCCTCCTGGAGCTGGTGGTGGCGTTCGAGCACATCGTCCAACTCGTGTTTGTCCACGCGCAGCATGGCCCGGTAGTACTCAAGGTTTGCCATGTATCACCTCACGAAGTGAGCCAGGTCGAGAAGTAGCGGCGCCAGCTTGTCCGTCGCCGGGTACGGGCGGCTGAAGCGGTCGAGCACTTCACACAGGTCGAGGAATTCATCCTCGCTCTTCGCGTTCATCGCGACTGCCTGAACGTAGTTGACGATCACGATGCGCGTCGACTCAGCCGGAGTCTCAGGCATTGCTTTGAGCGTTTTCAGGATGTCGGCGAAGCGCACCTTGCGACTGATGATCAGCCGGCACAAGTCGATGACCTCCTTCCGCTCCTCTGCCGTCTCGAGGATGTCACTGGCCTCGTCAGCGTCAGCGACATCGCGCACCATCGACAGCATCACCAGAGCCTGCCGTGCGGAACCGTTGCATGCACGTCCGACCAGTGCGAGGATCTTGTCGGGGACGTCGAGATCCTCCTCCTTGCGCACCATCTCGAGTAGGTCGAGGATGTCGTCGTAGGAGAGCGGCCGCATCGTGTAGGAGTGGCAGCGCGTGACGATCGTCTTGGGTACTTTGCCCTCCTCCGTTGTGCAGAGCACGATGACAACGTGAGCAGGCGGTTCTTCGACCGACTTCAGCAGTGACTGCCACGCCTGTTTTGACAGCGCATGGCACTCATCGATGATGATCGCCTTGTTAGGCGTATCGCCGAAGCCTTGGTACCTGAGCACCTCCATCACTGACTTCATAGCGTCAATGCCCGAATTCGCGGCTGCATCGACCTCGATGATGTTGTTCGGCGAGCAGTTGAACTTGGACGCCACGATCCGCGCCAGGGTCGTCTTGCCAGTGCCCGCAGGGCCGGTGAACAAGTAGGCATGTCCGGGGTTCTTGGACTCCAGCACCTTCTGCAGGGACTTAACCACGTGGTCCTGGCCGTACATGTCACCGAGTGCACCCGGTCGGTACTTGAGGTGCAGCGGCTGGTCCAAGACGACCGGCTCCTCAGTGCGTGTTGCGATTGCTCTTCTTGTCGTCATAGGGGTTCCTTATGTTCCAAACGTCGGTCGAACTATACTCCGCGACACCCTTCAGGTCTGCCCAGTTGTCGCCTACGCTGACCTCCACGATCAGCGGCACATTCACGAAGCTGTGCCGGGGCTTGCACATCTCGCGGGCCACGATGCTGATGTTCTCGAGCATGGTGTCTTCTTCCATGTCGTATGTCAGGTCATCGTGGACGTTCAGGATGGGGTGCACGTCCCAGTTGTCAGTGGTGTACGCGAGCTCTGAGCAGGCAATCATCGACTCCACGACGATTTCGCATGCAGTGCCCTGGATGGGCATGTTGATCACCTCGTTGGGACTCATCGCACCACGTCGCCTGAAGCCACCGAGCGTCTCCACGTAGCCGTGCTTGCTGTAGAAGCGCAGCAGGTCCTCCTGCCACCTCTTGAGACCCTTGAACTCGTCCCAGAAGTCGCCGTCCAGCTCCTTGGCCTTGTGCTCAGGCAGGTGCAGGTTCTCCGCACGCGACTTGACCGCCGCGCCGAAGATGCAGGGGAACACCCACTTGTTCTTCATCTCCTGACGCAGCAGTGCCATGCCCGTGCTCTTGCCGCTCTTGTTTGGCTCATCCCAGTCACCCGTCTTGAACTCCTCCGCGAACTCCTCGAGGATCCAGTCCTTGATCTGCGGGTAGAGCACGATCACTCGCTTCGCCCAGTCCATGTGGACGTCGTACCCCGTCCAGCAGGCGCGCATCAGTGTGTCGTCCCCGCTGCACATACCACCGACGCGGAACTCGATCTGCCCGAAGTCGACTGCCACCATCTTGCGCAGCTTGCCGAGTTTCCACCACCTGCTCTTGCGCGCAGTGATGATGCGGCGGATCTCGCGGAACTTGCGCTTCGGCCAGTTCTGCAAGTTGGGGTCCTCGCAGGCCAGGCGATTGGTGATCGCCGTCATGCTGCTGTACTTGCCATGCACGAGGCCGTCGAGGCTGAGGATGCGGCCGCTGGTCACCGGATCAATGTAGGTGCTGAGTTGCTTCTCCACACCACGGAGCTCGAGTGTCAGCGCAGCGCTGGGCACCTCCTTGGCAGGCAGCGAGCCGAGTACGTCACTGTCCACCGAGTAGCCGATCTTCTTCGTCTTGTAGTCCTCGCGCTTGCACTCGTCGCGCTTGAGCACATCTTTCATGAGGATCAAGACGTCGTCGTCATTGCCAGGCTGGTATGGCCGGCCGATCTGCCGCTCGAACTTCGCCACCTCAGCGGTCCGCAGGATCTTGGCAATGCAGTCCTGGGCACGCTTCTTGAAGTCCACCTCAAACGCCTTCGCGACGTCCACGTCGGCACTCATGCCCATCGCCTCGGTCATCACGAGCGTGTGGGCAAGGCGGCACTTCGTTTCGTACTGCTCGCGCAGCTTCGGGCACTGCGCCAGCTTCTCCGTGTAAACCCGGTCAAGTGCCAGCGTCCACTTTGAGTCCATGCCGTTGTAGCGCATGGAGCCACCCTTGCCCAACAGCGGGTACTCCTCGAGCCTCGTGACGTCGAGGTTGCTCTGTTCCTTCAGGTTGAAGCCGAAGTGGATGCGCGTCTGCACACCCAGCGACTTGGTGCCAGGACGGCCGTCCAGCACATATGCCGCAGCCATAGTGTCACCCCATTCGGTGAGGCGCAGCACGTCCGGGCCGTAGAAGTAGCTGAACCACTCCGCCTCCATGCTGAGGTTGTGCGCGATCTTGCGGCCTGAGTGCAGCAGGAACTCGCCAAGCATCGACCAGGCCTGCCTCTTCTGGTGCTCGCTGCCCCAACCTTCGCGGTGGTCGAGGTTGAACACGACGGTGTCGTCGTGGGTGCTGATGGAGCACATCAGGATCTTGGGGTTCTTGACTCGCGTGACACGCAGACCGTTCGTCTCGATGTCAACGCCGACCTTAGGTTCGAGTGCGAAGCGGTTCAGCGCTGCCTGCAAGCGTTCAAGGTCGCCTGGCTTGTTGCCGACAATGTACTCGATGCTGGAGTCGTACGATTCGGGCTCTGCATAGCAGTCCTCAGGGTACTCAAACTCCCCTGAGTCCAACATGTCGAGTGCTGTGTTGATCTGCTGCGTGAACCAGTTCTCGTACGCGCTGTCGCCACGCTCCTTGAACGCGAAGTTCGGGTACATGACCGGGAAATACCAGCAGACGTGCGAGCCGATCTTCGTGATGATGGGCGTGCCACCGAAGGTCAGCGCGGAGCTGAGTCCTGTCGCCCAGCGCAGCGGGCCGTCACCGAAGCCGATGACGACTCGAGGCTGGGCCTGCTCGATGTCACGTTCCACGCGACCGCGGCAGCAGGAAACTGCGACTGGGTCAACGTCCACCGTCTCCGATTCACACTGCACGATGCCCCCGACACGTGCTCGGAGGCTGACTGGTAACTTCCTGTAGATCGCCGCGTTGGCTTTGCCTCGAGGCTTGTTACCCTCCAGGTCAAAAAACCCATCCTCCTCTGTAGGCGCTGAGAGGAGGATGTAGACGTCCG